CCTGGCAACTCACGGCCGAGGGTTTTTTCCAACCACACTTTAGCACCAATAACTTTTTCACAATCATCATTAACACAATAAATAATATCATGTTCCTTCTCTGAAACACTTTCTTTAATCTTTTGAGTGTCTTTTTTAACCTTTTGTGTTTTTAAAGACATATCCTCATTAACTTTTGTAAGAAGCCTTATTTGCTCATCTTTTTGTTCACGAGTTTTAATTTCAGCTTCTAAAAGCATCTTATAATTATTCGAAGCACATTGCATTTCAGCAATAAAACCTGCTTGTGATCGGGTCATTTGATCAATTTGAGCCTTATAATCATCTAAAGTCTTTTGCATTTGAGACAATCTAACATCTTCTACAGATTTATTAGATAGATTGCTTGCCTTAGCCTCAAAATGAAAATCAAGGTTTTTTCTTAAATAAAACTGACCAATCTCTAAATCAGTTGGAACAGATTTTTTCCCTTCATTTTTAAAAACAGTAGGGTTATCTCCAATACAAAAATATTGACCAACAACTCTATAACTAAGAATTTCACCTGTATCAACTGTTTTAACATCAAAACTATGATCAGGTACACCTACCCAATTACCCATATTACCGGCATCCATTGCATAATCATCAAAATTATCATAAATAATTACAGGAACTTTCTGCCTATTCTTAATTTCGGATTGGGGCGCATTTGAAACTCTTTTAAATGTTCGATTAGGATCAGGGACAATATCAAAAATAGGGGGAACTGATTTTGATGCTTTTTGAGCATTTAAAATATCATTTCTAGCTACCATCCTTTCAGGATAATCACCCGGATTACACATACTATGTTCAATTGTTTGACCATTAGGATCTAAAATGAGATTTCTAGGAACTTCATGTGATTGTAAACCACCTTCATTTTAAGACTTCCATATTTTCTATTCCCATAATTTGGTCTAAAATCAATTTCTTTTGTGTAATGTAATCTATTATCATCACCTATATAATCATAAAAGTCATGATTAGGACCACAAGTATCATTGTAGTCCTTAATATACTCAATCTGATAATCTGTGAGCTGATATGGTTTTTTACCTAAATAATTACAATAATCTTCAACCATTCTAGGATCAACTTTATCAAACCTTTCAGTATAAACAAATTCTTGATAAACAAAATCATCTTTTGTATCAACTCTGTTCATATGCCAATATTTGTCATAATCGGGATTATACATATCAGTGGCTTTTTGAAGTTTTTCGAGTCTACGTTGTTCACGAATATCATCGATCTCATCTTCATCAAAATCTTGATAACGCCAATCATAAACATCAACATCAAAGCCTTTCTTTTCTTCATCCCATTGTGCTGTTTCATAAATATCCAAAAATTCATCTTGAGAATAACCACATTTTTCAACAAAATCCCACCATTTATCCTCAGTATTGGTCTGACCATACTCATGAAAATGATCTTCAAAATATTGAAGAAGATAATTTAAATCATAATCATAAAAATCCC